GTCCCGGCTTGGACATCGCGGGGTTACTTGGAGGCGTCACCGATCAGAGCCACACCGGCGGTGTGCTTGATGCTGGTAGCGGTCTTGTCCCAGTTGGTGCCGGTGGCCAGCTCAGCGTCGGTGGGAGACTTGCCGCCGGTGGTGGTGTCCCAGGTGTAGCCCTTCAGGCCCAGGCCGAAGGTGTAGTCGGTCTGGAGCGTAGTTTCGATGCGCTCCTTGCCGTTGGTGGTCTGGACATTGCTGATGATGTCGCGGCCGTCGTGGACCAGCGCAGCGCCTTGCACCAGGGACAGGATGATTTCCTTGTTCGGGGTGCCAGCCTGCATCAGCGCCGGGGCATCCGTCACAACGGAGATCTTGCCGAGGATGTCCACCACGCGAACGTTGCCCGCCTGGAACAGCTGCTGCTGGTTCGCCAGGTTCTGGCCGACCAGCTTGTGGTAGCTCGTGCCCTGCATCACCTGGGTGACCAAGTTCTGACTGGCGTCGCCGAACTTCGCATGCGCGTTGTTCAGGCCGGCGTAGCTGATACCTGCGGTAGCTGACACATCGTTGACTGCTGCCGCTTGGGCGGTGATCGCTGCCACCAGAGCCGCGATCGCAGTGTTCAACTGATCCTTCAGCAGGATTTCAGCGAACGCACGGCTGGCGACTTCGATGCCTTGCGCAGTTGGGCGCTCCAGCCAGGTCATCTGCGATGGCTCATATCGGATCGGGCCGAAGCCGCCTGCGACTTTCACCGAAGTGTTCTTCAGCTCGGTGAGGTCGGTGGCTGCAACGGCCGCGTTGGCGCTGTAGCGATCCACGCGGCGCTGAGCAGCAGCCAGGGTCTGGAAGAACGACTCTTGGAGGAAGTCGCCAGTGAAGCCGTCTGGGGACAGCACGATAGCGCCGCGACTCGCAGCGTTGAAAGCGGCCAGGTACTGATCCAGCGTCTCGAGAGTCGCAGGCATGATGTACTGGTTGAAGACCTGCATTTGCGACAGGGACATGAGTTATTTCCTTACGATTGAGGGAGATCTGGGAACCGGCTTGCGATCGCAGCCGTGCGTTCCTCTTTGGTACCGCCGATTTTTCCTTTCGGGGCCCCGCCCCCACCACCTGCACCGCCGGCCCCGCCGCCCGATGCTTTACTGCCCGCGATCAGCGGCGCGAACGCCGCGTCATTCGCGATTTCTGCTTTCAGCTCGTCCAGCGTTGCCGCCGAGAGCTTGCCCTGTGCGTCGAGGACGACCACAACAGGCTTCCCGTCGCGTTGTTCGACGCTCAGACGGCGCTCGATGTGCGGCAACAGGGCTTTGGCGCTGCCTTGAACAGCCAAGGCAGACGCAATATCAGTAGCGGTACGGCCGACAGTCAGATCCCGGATCTGCCCGCTCAGCGTTGCTCGCTCCTGCTCCAGCGTGCCGGTCAGCTCAGCTTCACGGCGGGTGAATTTCTCAGTCCAGGAACGTTCGAGCTCTTCGACGTTGCCGGACTTGCGAGCGAGCTCTTCCCGCTCCAGACGCGCAGCCTCTTCGGCGTCGCGCGCCTTCTTCTCGGCGGCTTTTTTCTCACCGAGCAGTTCATCAACCTTGGCCTTTAGGCCGGATACATCTTCTTGCTGCGGCAGACCTTCAATGCCGAGTACGAACTTGCCGTCCTTCTCGGTGTAAAGAGCGCGCACGGCTTCATCTACCCCTTCCAGGGTATCCAGTTGGAATTTCAGCATTGGTTGTCTCCCAGAGACTTAGGTGCAGGCCCTGCCTGCGGGCATAAAAAAGCCCCAGCAAATGCCGGGGCTCTAGATCTTTATGAGCGCTAGTAAGGGCGGATAGATGTCACGCCCTGCTCACCCTTTGGTGATATATGGATTACGCTTTCGTCCGCAATTTGAATTCGGCTCGGATAATCGTTCAGCCACCCTTGAATGGCCTTGAACTCTACGTCATTCAGCAGATAAACCTTCCCACCAGCGCACGCGACAAAATTGCTCTTTAACTGCTCCGCTGTCTTGTTATGAAGGTCGATACCTTGAACAGGCGTAGGTTGATGGAATTGGTCGAGCGAAAAACTAATCTTTTCTGGCTGCATGTTGACCTCCTGGTCGTTGATAGCTCCACGACTATATCCCAGCACGCTCAAAAGCCAATGGCTCTAGCACCTTCATCTGAGCGAGGGTGAGCGGCGAAAAGTTTCGATCAAGCTGTAGCTCAGCAAAGCGCTCTACGCTAAGCCCGCCCTCCCGAAACAGCTTCGCCCGAACTGGGCCAATGGCCTTGTCCTGAAACGCCGCTGGCTGCTGCTTGAGCCAGTCGTAGTAGCTGAGGTCTGCCCTTACCTGCTGCGCACCGATATCGCCGATGGATGCCCGAGTGGCGCCCTCGGCGAACAGCGCGCTGAACCGAGTCACCGCCACCACCGTTGAACGGCAGTTGATGTGAATCGGCGGCCTCGGCCCTTCATTTAACTTGAACCGGTGCTTATCGAGCGTCCGGCACTGACTGGTCGTCTTCGAATCCAGCGTACTGACCCACTCCACCGACGGCACGACATCGGAGTTCGCTTTCAGCGTCTCCATGCGCGCTTGGGTGGCAACGTGCTGCACCGCCGTCCGTACGATCGAGCCGGCGTTGCGGCTGGTCGTGGCCAGGATGCCGTCGTTGTACTTCAGCGCCTTGGTGCCGCGAATGTTCTTGATGATCTGGAAGTTGGTTTGGCCTTCGAAGAAGCCCTGCCGGATCGCGCCTGTGAGGCGCTGCCGCTCGGTGGCGGTGAAGCCATCAATGAACGACTTGAGCAGCTTGCCGCCGTCCGCGCCGCGCACGCTCAGCGGATTGGTGAGGATTGCCGTCCTGATTGCCGCCGCACCAGGCACCGCCGCGTCGAACGAAACGCCAACCGGCGCCGCACGGGTCAGGCTTGTCGCCTCGAACTCGGCCTCGTAGTTGGCGATATCCACCAGATCAAGGTTCAGCCTCTCACTGTAGCGGTCGAAAATGCCCAGCAGCAGGCTGTCGACTTCGCTCAGCAGCCGCTCAAGCCGGGCAACGGTGTAGTCCGTCAGATCTGTTCGGGTCAGTCGCTCGCGGATCGAGCGGTCGATCTCCTTGAGGAATGGTGCGAACTTCGCCACCTCCCCCGACTTCAACTGCTCAAGGAAGACGGCGTGCCGGATCGTGGCATCAAGGATCGCTTGGTTTGCCGCCATTCGGAATTACCTCTTCATCATCCAGGACTGGCCCGGTGCCTTGCGCCTCCAGTTCGTCCCGGATTTCATCGTCCGTTTTCTCCGGATTGATCACGCCTCGATCCCGCAGGTACTGCCAGAAGTCGCCCTCAGGCAGCTTGCCGCCCTGCACTGCGTTGAACAGCGCTGCCAGGATCGTCGCGTCCAGAGTGATCTGGCTGAAGTCTTGGTTTAGCTTGTAGACCACCTCACCGGAGGCGTTCACGAACTCAGCCATCCATTCAAGGCACTGGCTGTAGGCTTCGCTGACGTTGCTGACCACCAATGACAGGACGCTGTGTTCGGCGGCGCTGTCGTTGTCGGCCTGGGTGGCGGTCTTCACCGCACTACCACGCTCAATTAGTCGGGCGCCGAGCGACACCATGTCCTGCTTCTTGGATTCCATGGCCTCTTTGGCCACCGTGTTCGGCTGAGCCTGCCAAACCCCGCAGGTGCCGTTTACTGGAAGCAGCCAAGGCGCACGGGAGCCGAGGAATATCCCGTTCGCCTCCATGTGATCGCGCCATTGCTCATCCAGACCGGCCATCCACGGCTGAGGCTGGCCCACCAAATAGGCAGCTTCTTCGTAGTCCGCACTGTTGCGGTAATGGCCAATGTTCACCTCGGCCATGTCGTACAGCGGCGCGTCGTCGATCGTGGTGTCGTTGTTCTCGCTGCCAACGAATTGGAACGGAATCACTTGCCACGGTCGACCCAGGCCATTGAGCGGGGTGAATGGCGCGACAACCTGAGCGGTATTGCTAGGCCCCTCCTCCCAGACTTCCTGGGTGTATTGACCGGAGGCGTCGAGGCGCAATACTCGGTATTGCACGACCCGCTCACTGCCGAAACCATCGTCCGTATCGACGTCGACCGTCTCGCGCAGCACGACGAGGCTCAGCAGGTGCTGGCCGCCGACTTGGCGGGTCTTCCAGTTGATGATCGACTCTGCGGTGTAGCTCGCGATGTTCGCTCGGGCACGGCCGGAAAGTTCGTCCGCCTTGCTGACCGTGCCCGCCTCGACCGCAGCGTAATCCACCAGCAGCCCGTGTCGACCCACTTCGAGCAGGTGCCCGATCACCGACTGGGATTGTTGGTAGACGCTCACACCCTGACCGTCGACGTCCTTGACCACATAATCGAGCGCGCCGGGAACAGTCAGGGTTGGCCAAGTGCGGAATACTGCGCCAACCAGGCTGTGCTTAGTGCGGCCCGTGGCGTTGTAGAACACGGATCGCTTCTTGTACGCCTCGTAGCGCTGCTTGTTGTCCTCGCTGGTGTCAGCCGCGTTCGGTCTCGGCAGGTAGCGGTCGCCGGCAGCCTTGATGGTTTCCGACCCTTTGCAGACGTCGCGCACCAAGCGCCAACGGTACTGTGCCGCCTTGTACTCGGGACGAGTAAAAGTGACGTCCGTCATCGGGCGACTCCCATTTTCATTGAGGTGACCGGTTTAACGATCGGGTACTCGCGGTGGATGAAGTAACCTCCGCCGTCGTTGGCGTGGTCGTTACCTTGGCTTTTGTCTGGCTCGCCGTTGGGCGCCCATATCTGCTGTTCCAGGCCGTCGGCGTATGTCGGGCAGGTGAACGGATTAACCAGGTAACGCCGCTCGCCCTGCGCGTTACAGAACATGGCGTTCATGGCGTTGATCCGATCTTTAACCGGCGGGTTGGCCGCCGGTGCGATGACCGTGAAGCCTGCCTGCTTGAGCATGGCGATATCGGTGAGGCTTGCATTTACCGACTTGCGCGAATCGCCGGAGGCGTCCGGGTAGATCCGGATCTCGCAGGTCTTTCTGAAGTCATTGCCGGTGTGTTCCCAGTACCGTTCTTTGATGCGGCGGATCATGTCCGGCGTGTCATAGCCATCCATCAGCTCGTCCACGGCGCGCGGCAGGCCCTGATCACGTTTGACGTGCGTGATCGCCGCCATCTTGCCAACGTTGAAGTCCATGCCGATGAACAGCGGTTCGCCGGGCTGGACCGTGTCGAAGCACTGGTTCAACTTGCGGTCGTAAGCGTGGTAGATCGACCCGGACGTCAGGTTGACGAACTGGCCGTTCAAGTACGCGCGGATCAACTGTTCGGGGTACGACTCCATCAACGAGGCGATGTAGTCATCCGGCAGATTCAGCTCGTTGTCGAAGGTGCTGGCCTGGATCAGCCCATACATCTCCTTCAGCGCTGGCTTATCGCGTAGCTGCTTCACGAACTGGAGAAAGACGAACTTGAAGCCTTCAGGCGTCGTGGTCACATCCACGCCATTCTTCAGCCCGGGGATGTTGTAACGCATCCGGGCAATGATCTTGCGCCAGGCCTGCTGCGCCTTGATCGACGTCAGCACATCCAGCTCATCGACCAGAGCGTGACCGATCTTGAAGCCGACGATGGTTTGCGGCTTCTCCATCGACCGGCAGATCACAGTGCCGCGATACTGCCGGCCGCTGTAGATGTGAACCTCATGGTTCGCCTGGTTGATCTTGGTCTTCAGCCCCCAGTCGTAAGCCACCTCCTCCATCGTGGGATAGAAGATGTCGCGAATCTGCGGGTAAGTCGGTGCGAAGTAACCAGCGTTGACGCTGGGCCACTCCATGAAATGCTTGCTCAGTGCTGAGCAACCGACCCAGGTTTTTCCGGAGCCGAATCCAGCAACGAATGCGCGAAACTTGTGGGGCAATAAGAGGAACTGCGACTGCGGAACGTTAAGGCTCGGCATTCGGCTTCCTCGCATCCACTACATCGACCTGAATACGCGTCGGGATTGCCGGTTCGTCATCTGGCTCATCCTTCCGGTGGCGATTGACATAGACGTCTCCGACTTCCTTCGCGGCCTGTTCGAGGATCTGCATGGCGAGGCCGATGTTCTTCATCGTCTCGGCCCGCTCGACAAACCGGTTCATGGCGCGCAAGCGGTAAGCACGATTCGCTATCGGGATCTCGGCAGTCTCCTCCCTGAAGCGGGCGCGCGTGTCTTCAAACAGCGTCTTCCACTTCTGGTTCAGGCTCCGCCCGACGTATTTTGTGGGGTCGTAAGCCTCGCACTGCTGGCGAGTGACATCGATCCCGAAGGTTTCTTTGACTGAGGCCACCACTTGAGATGGCGTGTCAAAGCAGGCCAGCGCCTGTACAACAAAGGC